GCCAACACCTTACGCATCAAACGGCGCGCCAGCGGCTCACCCGGCGCACCGACTTCGCTCGCTAACGCCGAGCTCGCGTACAACGAGGTCGATGACGTCCTTTACTACGGCAAGGGCACCGGCGGCGCTGGTGGCACAGCGACAACCGTCCCTGCCATCGCAGGCGCAGGCGCATACCTGACCCTGAGCTCTGCGCAAACGGTCTCGGGCAACAAGACCTTCACGGGCAGCGTCAATCTCACCGGCTCCACCGCCACTGCGTCTACCCAGACCGCAAGCGACAACAGCACCAAACTCGCCACCACCGCCTTCGTCAAGGCGCAGAACTACCTCACCGGTAACCAGAGCATCACCTTCAGTGGTGACGCCAGCGGCTCCGGCACTACCTCCGTCACCCTGACGCTGGCGAACAGCGGCGTGACTGCTGGCACCTACACCAAGGTGACCGTCAACGCGAAGGGCCTGGCGACTTCCGGCACCACGTTGGCGGCGACCGACATCCCAACGCTGACCGCCGCCAAGATCAGCGACTTCGACACCCAGGTCCGCACCAACCGCCTGGATCAGCTCACCGCACCAACCGCGTCGGTCTCGCTGAACAGCCAGAAGATCACCAACCTGCTTGACCCTACGAGTGCCCAGGACGCCGCCACCAAGGCTTACGTCGATGCCAGCAAGCAGGGTCTTGATGTCAAAGACTCCGTTCACGTAGCCACCACAGCCAACATCACGCTGAGCGGCACGCAGACCGTTGACGGTGTTGTGCTGGTAGCCAACGACCGAGTGCTGGTCAAGAACCAGACCACTGGCTCCGAGAATGGCATCTACGACGTTGTTTCGGGCGGTGCCTGGACGCGCTCCACCGACGCCAACACCTCGGCCAAGGTGACCGCAGGAATGTTCGTCTTCGTCGAAGAAGGCACCAGCAACGCCGACAGTGGATATGTCCTCACAACCGATAGCCCCATCACGCTGGGCACTACCCCTCTGACCTTTACCCAGTTCTCGGGTGCTGGTCAAATCACTGCCGGCGCAGGTCTGACCAAGACCGGCAACACCATCGACGCCGTTGGCACCTCCAACCGCATCCTGGTCAATGCCGACTCGATTGACATTGCCTCGACCTACGTTGGCCAGTCCAGCATCACCACGCTGGGCACCATCACTACCGGCACCTGGAACGGCACTGTCATCGGCGCGACCTATGGCGGCACCGGTGTCAACAACGGCTCAAGCACGATCACCCTCGGTGGCTCGCTAACCCTCACCGGCGCCTTTACAACCGGCATCACGGTCACTGGTAATACCAGCGTGACCCTGCCCACCAGCGGCACCCTGGTTAACACCGCTGTCACCACGCTCTCGAGCCTGGCTTCGATTGGCACCATCACCACCGGCACCTGGAACGGCAGCACCGTGAGCGTGGCTTTCGGCGGCACCGGCGCCACTACCCTGACGGGTGTGCTCAAGGGCAACGGCACCTCGGCTTTCACTGCCGCGGTGGACGGCACCGACTACCTGAGCCCCAACGCAACCATTGACGGCGGCACCTTCTAAGGCGCTTCGCTGTCCATCCCGCCTACATAGGCACACACGGGAAGCCACATGGCAAACACCATCAAGATCAAGCGCTCAGCGGTCGCCAGCAAGGTCCCGACGACCGGCGACCTACAGCTGGGCGAGCTCGCCATCAACACCTTCGATGGCAAGCTCTACACGAAAAAGGACAATGGCACCGCCTCCATCGTCGAGATCGGTGGCTCGGCCGCCGGCGTCTCTAGTTTTTCAGCCGGCACCACGGGCCTAACCCCGAGCTCGGCATCCACTGGCGCTGTCACATTGGCAGGCACCCTTGCTGTAGCCAACGGCGGCACAGGCGTCACCACCAGCACCGGCAGCGGCAGCAATGTACTGAGCACGAGTCCAACCCTGGTTACTCCGCTGCTGGGCACACCAACCTCGGGCACCCTAACCAACTGCACCGGCTACACCTTCGCCAACATCGCCAGCAAACCGACCTCCGTGTCGGGCTTTGGCATTACCGACGCGCCCACGTTCAGCGGCAATAACGCCTTTACCGGCGCCAACACGTTCACCAACAGCACCGGCCAAATCTTCCGCCGGGCTGCAACGCAGGACGGGATCCTGCTGCGCGGACGCGCTGGTGGCACCACCTCGCTGAACGTCGAGATCATCCCCGGCACGTTGACCGCCTCGCGCACGCTTACTGCGCCGGATATCAGCGGCACGATCGTCACGACTGGCGACACCGGCACCGTCACCAGCACGATGCTGGCCGGCAGCATCGCCAACGCCAAACTGGCGAATAGCACCATTAGCGGCGTTTCCCTTGGCGGCACGCTTAACACGCTGACGCTGGGCACTGGCCTTACCGGCACCTCGTATAACGGTTCCGCCGCAGTCACCGCTGCGGTCAGCTACGGCACTACCGCTAGCACAGCCTGCCAAGGCAACGACTCGCGCCTCAGCAACACCCGCAACACAACCAACAGTGTCACCTTCAACAACGCTGGCGCAGGTGGCACATCAGGCAGCACCTTCAACGGCAGCAGTGCGCTAACCGTCAGCTACAACACGGTCGGCGCCCCCTCGACCACCGGCACCAACGCCTCAGGCTCTTGGAGCATCAGCGTCACTGGCAGCGCCGCCACGGCAACTACAGCCACTAACCAGTCTGGTGGAACCGTAAGTGCCACCACCGGCGCTTTCAGCGGCGACATCACGATGAGCGGCACCGGCGCCATCAAGATTGCCAACGGAACTACAGCTCAACGCCCCACCGGTGCCAACGGCCTGATCCGTTACAACACCAGCGTTGGCGCCATCGAAGCCTATGTCCAAGGTGCTTGGCAGACTATCGCTAACACCTCAGTCGATTACGGCCTCATCACTAGCGCCGCCGACACCACCTTCGATTACGGGAGCCTGGTCTAATGCCTACCGCCGTTCAACTCCGCCGCGGCACAACCACTCAACACTCCAGCTTCACCGGTGCAGTAGGCGAATGCACCGTTGACACCGACAAAGATGTCATCGTCGTTCACGACGGCAGCCTTGCTGGTGGCTTTCCCTTAGCCGGCGCGAGCATCGCTCAAACCTTCACCAAAGCCCAGCGTGGAGCCATCACCGCCCTAACCGACGGTGCCACAATCACGCCCGACTTCAGCGCCGCCAACAACTTCAGCGTCACCCTCGGTGGTAACCGCACCCTCGCAAACCCAACCAACCAGACCGCAGGCCAAAGCGGCGCCATCGTCGTGACCCAAGACGGCACGGGCTCGCGCACCTTGGCCTACGGCTCCAACTGGAAATTTCCCAACGGCACGGCACCAACGCTAACCACAACCGCCAACAAGATCGACGTTATCGTCTACTACGTCGAAAGCGCCTCCCGCATCACCGCTCAACTGCTCAGCAATACCGGAGGTTGATAACCTAGATGGCCTGACCTCCAACAGAGTTGGCCGTCAAATCCAAGACCGCTCTCGGGCGAATCGAGCACAAATCACGCCCGCCAAAGCGCACACATCAAGGCCAAGGAACCCACTCCAAAGCCAATCACGGGCGCAAAAAGAAACGCGGTCAGGGCTAAAACTTAAGCGCCGGCAATCCATCTCCCGGATCACACCCCGTAGTCAATATCGCAACCGCCCTCGTGTAAAACAGACTGTTGGTCATCCCTGCCTTCTCCAAGGCTTCCTTGACCTTGGTCCAATTCTCCCGAGTACGGTCATCCATCAGTAACTCCACTCCGCCGCGGGCCTAGCGCCGGCCCCGGGCACAAACCCCCCGCCATTGCGGGTGTCCAAGTGGATGAATCCCCGAGGGCGACCATCGCCAAGCCCCCCGGTCCACCGCACCCGAATCCACTGGTAAAAACTCTCCAAGCTCCGATCTACCGGATACAGATCAAACGCCTCCCCAGTGGTGTGCTTCGAGCCCGGAACCCCACCCACCTGCGAATTGATCGGCTCCGGCCTGTAGAAGCTGGTCACCCCCAGCGGCCGTCCCCACGCCTCGCGGACCTTCTGAAACTCCGCTGCAGTCCGCTGCAACCTGCCGCGCACGGATGCACCCGGTCCGGGCACCCGCCGTTTATCCCACTGCAGCACCTCGCCCACCGTCAGGTTCGGCGTCACCAGGCAGTCGAAGTCCCCCCAGTTCACCGAGGACGGCAGAGCTCCCCCCTCGCCCTGAACCTTGCGCCAGTGAGGCTCATAAATGAACCACGTTCCCGCCCCCGCCGCCAGCTCAACCCGCGCATGCGCCTCAGCAGGCGTCTCGGCGTATGCACAGACCGCATAGTCCTGGCCCTTGGGCACCGCCACCTTCTCCTTCTCACCGAGGTCGCTGGCCTGGACCGGCTGTTTCTTCAGCCAGGTGTCCTGCGTGGCCTCAATCCGGAACAGGATCGACTTCGGCGCGGCCTTCTGCACCGGGGCCTTCTCATTCATGAGCTTGATCAGCTTCTCCGCGTAGCCCGGATCGGTTGCGTACCCCTGCTTGACCAGCGCCTTGGCCGCCCCACCCCGTGTTGCAGCGCGGTTCACGCCCTCGTAGCCCTCCCAGTCCTTGTGCCAGCGGCTCACGAGGTACTGCACACACGCCCCGAGATCGGGGAAGTCCAGGAAGTCCGCCTCCACATGCACCAGCGCCCCGTTGACGAACTCCGTCGTCATCCGCGTGGTGCCCTTGCCCTTGAGCCCAAAGAAGTTGTTCTTGCCGCTGGTGTGCTCGCCCCAGCCTGACTCCAGCGCCCACTGAGCAGCCACGAGCTCGGGGTACTTCGCCCCGGCGCTTCGCGCCGCCTCCATCACCCCATCCCAGGTGTTGGGGTACGAAGGCTTCTTGCTGGCCGCCATGCGCAGATCGCGTATGGACAAGGCTAGCGGTCCACAAATGGTCCACCTCGAGAATGACCTTTAGATTAAATCCCCTTCCCCCAGTGGTTCTTAAGCATCATGTCGCACTTTGGGGTAGTGGGGGTCGTGGGTTCAAATCCCGCCGCTCCGATTGATTCACCGGCGCGCCACCCTCGGGTGGCGTTTTTTGTGCCCTGCGGCCGGGGATGGGTCAGTGCAGCCGGGTGGTGA